TGGCGCAAAGACAAACGCAACGAGGATCTGAAGGCCACGCTCATCGCATGCGCAGGCCACCCCAGGCTCGCCACGTTCGCGGACGCGGGCTTCTACATGCACGTCGTTGACGGCATCGCACGCAAAGTCGATGCTGCGCTGGACCCGCCGGAGCAACGCCGCGAGATAGGAACCTGCGAACTATGCGAGACCATGCTCACCGCTGGGGCAGCAGACCAGTGGGTGACATGCCCGGTCTGCGGGAGGGAACAGCGAGCGCAGACGGTTAAACTGCGTAGGCTCAAGACGTTGTGTTGGGATGATTCCGAGCGAGGTTCGGCGGCGGACATCTCCAAGGCATTCGCCGTCTCGGGGCTCAAGGTCAGCCGTAAGACCATCACCACGTGGGAGCAGCGCGGCAAACTGCCCCGTCATGCGGATGGATACGCCTACTGCGACGTGTACCGGCTGCTCATCGGCCCCGATTTGACAAAATCCGTTAGGTGAAGCCATAATATGCAGTGGCAGAAGTGTCGAAAACCCAGCTCAAGTGGCTGGGTTTTCGCGTATCTATGCTTTGTTCTTGCGTGGCCTTCCTCCGCCGACACCACGTCCCGGACGTTGGGCGTTCCATTCATCGATGGTCTCAGGCAGCCAGCCCCGAGTGCGGCCTATGGTCGCGTCGGGTTCGGGGAGTTTGAGGTTGAGCAGGCCGCCGCTGGTGATGCCGAGGCGTTCGGCGACCTGTTTGACGCCGAGGTATTCAGTCGTCATTGTTGCCTTCCTTGCCGTTGATGATTCCGGCCGCAAGGCCAATGATTCCGGCCGCGAGACCGAAGCCGCCAGATACTATCGGGCTGTCGGATAGCGCGCCGCCCAAGGCCATGGCTCCGAACGTCAGGGCCACGATTCCGAAAATCAGTGATGTTCTCATGATGTGTTTCCGATGAGATAGGATTGGCGGGGAGGTTCCGGCTAGTAGGGTTAGCCGGAACCTGTTTTACTTCTTGTGCTTCGGTCTTCGTCTGATTGCGATGATTATGGCTATCGCGGCGAGGACGTTGGCGATGATGCCGTTGATGACATCGAACCAATCCTTTGGATTCATCGGACCTCCTTTCTGCTGACATATCTATAGTAACATAATAACTATAGATATGCAACCGGGAACACACGACACGCAGGACCAGGCAAACAACAAATGGCACTACGCAGATGCTCATACACCCACTGCCCGCAGCTCATACCCGCAGGCAAACGCTACTGCGCCGAACACGGCAGGGCCCACGAGAGGGAGAGGGGCACCGCCACCCAACGGGGGTATGGCGCCCCACACAAGCGGCTCCGCGCCCGATGGCAAGCGGCCATCGACAACGGGGCCGCGCCACTCTGCCCCCGCTGCCACCTGCCCGTTACCCGCGGCCAAGCATGGGACCTCGGGCATAACGACCGGCGCGACGGATACAACGGACCCGAACACGCGAGCTGCAACCGCAAAGCGGGAGCAGCCAACAGCAACCGCATGCGCGAACACTGGAACAAACAGGAACCAACACCCCCGCCGGAAAACTAACGGCGACGGGGTGGGGATGGAACCCCGCCGAACCCCGCCGAGACCGCCGGTGAGGGGACTCGCAAGTTTTTGCGTTTCAAACATTTCAGACAGAGATTGGCCCGAGACAAGGACCGACCCTCCCCGAACCGCAGCCAAGAGGTTTGGGAGGCGGCGAATCGTAGATACTACGCGGAACAGGACAGATGAGGGCGGCCCGCGACCGTCTGTTTACGCTCCAACAGGAGCCGAACGAGCGGGACGTAGTGAGAAATATGGGCGTGACGCCGCTGCCTACACGTCGAAGGAAGAGGTGATTGGCCATGCCCAGCGGTGGTGCCCGCGCGAAGGCGGGCAGGATGCCCGACCCCTCGTCAGAGGCGTTCCAGCAGCGCGCCGCCGGCCTGTTCGCTCTGCCCGCGAACGGCTACAGGCGACCTCACCCGAAGTTCCCGCTGCCGCGGTACGTCGTCTGGTTTACGTTCAAGGACGATGACGGCTTCCATCGCGAGCCCGACGACGCGGCCTCGGCGCAGTGGAACGAGCGCGAGCGTGACGTGTGGAACGAATTGTGGCGCTACCCGCAGGGGTATGCGTGGAGCCGCCCGCAGTACAAGTACCTGCAGCACATGGTGGCCCTGTACGTGCGTCAGTACGTGCTGTGCGAGTCGTCGGACGCGAAGGCCGCCGACCGTACGACCCTGTGCCGCTACGCGGATTCCATCGGGCTCACCCCTCAGGGGCTGCGGCTGAACGGTTGGCACATCGTGGCCGACGAGAAGCCACAGGCGCGCAGGAGAAGCGCGAAGATAGTCGATTTCCCTGATCCGCGCGACGAATGGCAGTCGATGCAGGAATAAGCGAGGTGTCGTATGGCGGAACGTAGGCAGCCTCCAGCCTCGCTGGGCTTCCTGATGGCCGCATGGACTCGCGCCCACTGCGTGGTGCCCTCCGGCTATGACCTCAACAAGCCGTTCAGCCTCGTGGGCTGGCAGTTGGCGAACGCGGTGGACTTCTACACCGTCAAGGCCGGTACGCGGTTCAATGCGTCGCGCCCGTTGCAGGGCGGCGCGTTCCAATGGCGTCGCGGCCAGATTGTCGGCGGCCAGAAGCTTGGTAAGTCGCCGTTCGGCGCTGCCGTGGCCTGCTTCGAGGCCGTGGGCCCCTGCGTGTTCTGCGGCTGGGCCGAAGGCGGCGAGGAGTTCCGCTGCGAGGACTGGGGGTGTGGGTGCGGCTTCTCCTACGAGTACCGGCCGGGAGAGCCGATGGGCATGCCCCGGCGCACCGCGTTGGTGCAGCTGCTCGCCAACAGTGAGGAGCAGACCGCGAACGTGTACCGGCCTTTGCAGACCATGGTGCGCAACGGCCATCTGGACGACCTGATGAAGGTGCGCGAGGGCTTCATCCGCCTGCCCAACGGCGGGCGCATCGACCCAGTGACCGCCTCCGCCCGCTCGAAGCTGGGCAATCCCGTGAACTTCGCCCTGTGCGACGAGTCGGGCGTGTACACGAAGCGCTCCGGCATGTTCGAGGTTGCGGACACGGTGCTGCGTGGCGTCACCGGCATGGACGGGCGCATGCTGGAGCTCACGAACCCGTGGGACCCCATGGACGCGAGCTTCGGGCAGGCCACCTACGAGTCGACGGCGAAGGACATCATGAGGTTCTTCCCCCGGCACGACCCCAACCTGGACTTCACCGACAGGGCCGACCGGCGCAGGATCCTCAAGTTCGTGTACAAGGGCTCGCCGTGGGTGAACCTGGACGCGATCGAGGCGACCTGCGAGGAACTGCTGCCACGCGACCCCGCGCAGGCCCGTCGCTTCTTCGGCTGCGAACTCGTGCAGGGCCTCGGCTCCTACATGTCCGAAGCGCTCTACGACGCCGGCGTCGACGACCGACCGTACCCGTCCGACGATACCGAGATATGCCTCGGCTTCGACGGTTCCCAGTCCGGCGACTGGTCGGCGATTCGCGCCGAGACCGTGGATGGATACCGGTTCACGCCGACCTATGGCGTGGACAGGCGCCCGACCTACTGGAACCCGGTCGAATGGGAGGGACGGATCCCACGCAGCGAGGTCGACGCCGCCGTTTCCGACCTGTTCAATCATTTCAAGGTCAAGCGCTTCTACTGCGACCCTCATTTGTGGGAGTCGCTTATCGATGATTGGAGTGTTCGTTTCGGCGAGGACGTGGTGGTGCAATGGCCCACGAACCGCACCGGTCGCATGTTCGACGCGCTCACCCGTTTCATGACCGACACCACCGACGGCACCACCACCCACAGCGGCGACCCGGTCGCGAAACTGCACATGATGGCGGCGCGCAAGATCGCCAAGCCCGGCGACAAGTACGTGCTCGGCAAGCCGAGCGAGAACCAGAAGATCGATATAACCATGGCCGACATCCTCGCGCACGAGGCGGCGTCCGACATGAGGGCGCTCGGCTGGAGCGCAGGCGGCTCACCGGTCATGGTGTACGGCTGGTAAGGAGGCTGTTGTGGAGCTGATACAGGCATCGAGGCTTTCCGACGATGACGCGAAGCTCATCAGGAGCCTCGCCTACCGGCTTGCACGACTGCGCAAGCCTCATAGGCAGTGGGATGATTATTATCGCGGACGGCAGGTCATCCAGAGCATCGGCATCGCCGTGCCGGCTGAACTCCGTTCGTTCGTTTTTCCGCTGAATTGGCCGCGCATCGTGGTCGATAGCGTCGTGCAGCGCCAGCAGGTCAAATCCTTCTCCGTGCCGGATGACGACAAGGTGTCAAACGAGCTGCGCGATCTTTGGGAATACAACAACATGGAATCGCAGCAGGTGCTTTTGCATACGGAGACACGCGTGCAGGGCCACGGCTTCGTATGCGTCGGCGCGAATCCGAAGGACAGACGGCATCCACTGATCACCGTCGAATCATCCAGGAGCATGATCGCGCGCATCGACCCGCGCACGAGAACCGTCGAATCAGCGCTCCGCGTCTATTTCGACCCTTGGGAGAACGGGACGCCGGACTACGCGACACTGTACACGCCCGAATACACGCTCTGGCTGGAGAAACAGCACGGCAAGTGGGTCATGACCGGCCGCGACGACCATCACCTCGGCGTCGTCCCTGTTGTGCAGTTCCTCAACCGTCCGCGCGCCGGCGACTTTCTTGGCGAGAGCGAGATGGCCGACGTGGTGCGGCCGACAGACATGGCCGCACGTGCCATCCTCGACCTGCAGATCGCCATGGAAACTCACGCGGTGCCAGGCAAATGGGCGATCGGCGTCACACACAACGACTTCATCGACGCGAAGACCGGACAGCCGGCATCGGCGATAAAGACCTATTTCAACTCGATGCTCACCTCCAAGAATGCGAACGCGAAATTCGGCCAGTTCACGGCATCCGACCTGTCGAACTTCAAGACGGTCATCGACCTGCTGAGCGAGCAGATGAGCGCCATCACCGGTCTTCCGATGCGTTATTTCGGAATGAACACCGCCAATCCAGCAGCCGAGGGAGCCATCCGCGCCGACGAGCTGAGACTGGTGAAGAACGTCGAGCTGAAGAACGCCGTCGACGGCGATGCGTGGTCGCAGGTCATGGCCGTGGCGCACAAGCTCGCCACCAGCGACGACATTAACGCGAACCTGGTGCGCTGCGGCTGGGAGGATCCGAACACGCCTACCTACGCTCAGCGTGCGGATGCGATCACGAAGCTCATGGCGTCCGGCATCCTTTCCCGCGAGGGGGCATGGGACGAGCTTGGCTGGAGCGAGGCCCGCAAGGACAAGGAGCGCGAGTACTTCGCCAAGCAGATCAGCGAATCCTATGGCCAATTCATGAAGGACGTGGACTATGGCGGCGACGATGGCGGGGCAGACGCTTCCACAGGAGGCGACGGCGCAGAACCGTCTGCTGCGCAGTCGAGGCAACCGGCTGGCCGCGACGGTGCTCAGACTGTGGCATAAGCACGCGCAACCAGACTTCGACACCGCCTTCGTGGACATGATGCCTGAACTCTTCCGCGTATTGGATACGGCGCAATACCACACCGCCGCCGACGCGATCGCATCGACGCCGAAAATCATGGAACGCTTCGACGTGGACGCAGCACACCCGGAATACAGGCCGGACCCATGGCAGTGGGTCGGTGTGAACGGCAACGGCATGGATACCGTGGACGCGATGTGGACGGCGATTACCATCGGCAAGCAGGCCGTATCCAACGGCGCTCCGGTGGACGTGGCCATGGACCGCATAGGCGTGACCTTGGTGCTCAGGACGCGCACCATGCTGGCGGACACTCACCGGTCGGCCACAAGCATGACCGCTCGCGGTATCTGCTACCAGTCCACCTACGTGCGCGGCCTGACACCGCCGAGCTGCGGAAGATGCGTCATCCTCGCCGGACAGCCATGCGGCAAGATGCCTTTCGAAAGGCATCCGCGCTGCGACTGCATCGCCGTCTACACCGGCCCGAAAGCGCCGGCAAACGCATGCACCAGTCCGAACGAATACCTTGATTCACTGAACGAAGGCCAGCTCGCCAAAGTCCTTGGCGGAAGGGCCAACGCCCGAGCCTACACGGACGGAGCCGACCTCAACCAGCTGGTTAACGCCCAACGCGGCATCCGCACCGCCCAGATCGACGGGCTGAACATCAAGTACACGACCGAGGGCACCACGCGCCACGGACTCGCCGCATCACGCATGATCGACTCCGGATACGCCAAGGAATTCGTCAAGAACGGCGGCCGGTACACAAAGGTCGACAGGCCGCGTCTCATGCCCGAGACCATTTACGCACGCTGCGGCGACGATCATGCGAAGGCCTTGGGCATGCTCTACAAGTACGGCTGGATCCTCTAGCCGAAATCGAATTTTTCACCGGCATCGCGATGGTGTCGGCGCCGGCACGCGATGTGACGGCCAAGGAAACCACAAGGAGAAAACACAATGCATAGGAAATGGTGGAATCTCATCCGCATCCGCACCATCGATACCGGTGCCGAACCGGGCGGCGGAGAGCCGCCGCAGCCGGAGCTGCCGCAATCCGACCCACAGGCGAATACCGGCGGCGAAGGCGACGAGAAGCTCGGCGAACACGGCATGACCGCGCTCAAGAACGAGCGTCGGGCCAACAAGTCGCTGCGCGAACAGCTCGCCGCCGCGAACGCCAGAATCAAAGAGTTCGAGGATCGCGACAAGACCGACGCGGAAAAGGCCAGCGAGAGGATCGCCAGCCTGGAGAAGTCCAACACCGGCAATGCCGCGAAGGCACTGCGATACGAGGTCGCCGTCGACAAGCAATTGCCGAAGGCCTTGGCGGAACGTCTGCAGGGATCCACTCGCGAGGAGCTGGAAGCCGATGCGGACAGCCTGCTGAAGCTCGTCAGCGTGCAGAACAAGCCGAGCGTCAAGCCCGACCCGAGTCAGGGCAAGGGCGGCGACCCGAAGCCGCACAGTCTCTCCGAAGCCATTTCCGCATATTACAAGTAACCGATTCTTAAGGAAGGAGACAACCTTATGGCTGTCACTCTCGCAGAGGCGAAGAACAACGCCCTCGAAGACTACGACCCTTTCGTCATCGACGAATTTCGAAAGTCCAGCGTCATCCTCGATTCCCTCATCTTCGATGATGCCGTGAACCCTGCAGGAGGCGGCGCGACGCTCGACTACTCCTACCGTCGACAGGAGACCCAGCCCACCGCCGAATTCCGCGCCATCAACACGGAATACTCGCCGAGCACCACCACGACCAAGAAGTACAGCACCACACTCGCCGTGCTCGGCGGCGCCTTCGAGATCGACCGAATCCTCGCGAACATCGGTCCGAAGGGATCCGACGAGGTGACACGCAACATCAATGACAAGGTGAAGGCCGCGATAACCCTGTTCCAGGATACCGTGATCAACGGCGACGTTGGCGTGAACGATAAGGCCTTCGACGGCTTGGACAAGGCGCTCACCGGCTCAAGCACCGAGATGAAGCCCACCTCCGGCACCTACGACTGGACCGACCTCGAAGGAGAGAAGGGCAACAAGGCCATCGACACGCTCGACGAGTTCCTTGACCTGCTTGACGGCACGCCGACCATCGTGGTCGGCAACAAGAAGGCTCTCGCCCGCGTCCGTGCCATGGTGCGCCGCACCAGCATGTACGTGCGCGAGCCGATCGAGGGTCTCGCCAACGCGAACGGCCGTCCGATCAGCCGCGAATCCTATGGCGGCATCCTCTTCGCCGACGCCGGCGAGAAGGCCGGCAGCAACGATCCGGTCATCCCCATCGCCGAAGACGGCACCACCAGCCTGTACGCGTACCGCGTTGGCCTGGACGGCTTCTGCGGCATCACCACCACCGACGGCACCCTCGTGAAGACCTGGCTGCCTGACTTCACCCAGCCGGGCGCAGTGCATCGCGGCGAGGTCGAGCTCGGTCCGGTCGGCGTCGCATTGAAGGCCACCAAGGCCGCTGGCGTGCTCCGTAAGATCAAGGTCAGGTGATCATGATGTGGCGAATCGAAGCTCCGAATAATGAGTACAACGGCGTCACCGCCGGCGTGACCTTCGTCGGTGGCGTCGGTGAGACCGATGCGGATCCGTCCGACTATTTCCAGCGTCACGGCTACACGGTGGCCGAGGCGCAGGCCGACGAACCGAGCACGGCCGCCGACGCCGCGAAGCCGAAGAAGAAGACCAGTGCGAAGGATGGTGAATGATGAAGGAGACCACGAACGGACGCCACGAGAACATGATCCCGGCAAGCGCGGTGTATGTGCCGCAGCCGGGCGGCGCAGCTAAGCCGCTCGATATGGTGCTGTCTGGCATGCCCGCCAAGCAGGCTGCTGCGGTGGGGGACGCCACCACAGGTCAGGAGATGGCCACCATCAACGCTTTGCTGGCCAGCCTGCGCAACGCCGGTATCATCGCGAAGTGATTCCATGACCTGGGCGCAAATCGACGATGTCGCGGTTGAACTCGGCCGCGACATCGCCTTCGACAGCACCGAAGGCAGGCAGATCGGGAAATGGCTCAGCCGCGCCGAAATGATGATCCGCAACCGCATCCCAGTGCTGGACGAATGGTGCAGGGACGCGAGATATCGGGAGACCGTCATCGAGGTGGAATCCGCCGCCGTCGCACGCAAGGCGCTCAACCCGGAGGGCGTGAGCAGCACCATGCTGCAGATCGACGACGGTAACATGCAGACCCGCATCGACAGCTCGCGCAGTCGCGGCGAGATCTCCATCCTCGACGAGGAATGGGACATGCTGCTGAAACGTGTCAGCAGCGATCTTGCTACGGCGGTCATCGCTCCGGAACCCGTGGCCATCCCGCTGCCGCACTACCCCTACGACTACTGAGGAGATTGACATGCCAAGCATGGCACCTCTCATCGGAGCCCTTCCGCAACTACGCCAGATGGCCGAAAGCCTCATGCTCGACCGGTGCCGTGTCACCCACAAAGGCGGCATGGCCACCGATCCGGTGACCGGCGTTCCGGCTCCGACGGAAAACGTCGTGTATGAGGGCAAGTGCAAGGTGCAGACCTCAGGTGGTTTGGCCGCCGAGAACTCGGAGGGCGGCATCGTCGAAGCGTTGGGTGCCGTCACCCCCGTATGGTCGATGTACGTGCATTTCCCCTATGGCACCACTGGGCTGCTGCCGGGTGACGTGTGCGAGATAACCGAGGCCGACGACCCGAACCTCAAGGGCAGGAGGCTCCGGTTGCTGAACATGCAGTCCGAGAAGTCGCATGCGACCGCATGCCGGTGGAACGTGAAGGAGGCGGGCAACAGCAATGAGTGACGCGACAATCGACGCTTCGGAGCTGACCGCTTTCGGCCGCAGGGGCGCCGCAGCGCACGCCATGGCTTCGGTCAAGGTTGCGCAGGCGGTGAAGAAGGGCGCGCAGAACGTTAAGGAGTCCATTCTGGAGGACGTTGCCGGTTCCGGCAACGCCAGTATCCGCAAGGTGCGGGTCGCCTACGAGATGGGCAGCACCGGCACCACCGTGTACGCGGACGTGAGCCCCCGCGATGGCGGGGCCAGCGACTTGGCCAACATCGCGTTCTTCGGCACCGCGAAAGGCGGCGGAACCCATGACTTCTACGAAGTTGCGGAGACGGAGCTGCCCACGCTCGCCGAATACGTGGCCGATGCCGCCGACGACATGCTGATAGGAGCCATCGGATTATGAGCGTCATGGACTTGACCAATGCGGTTCTCGGCCTGCTGCCCTCCATGCCGTCCGGCGTGAAGGTCTACCGGCAGGAGGAGCCGCTGGAGTCGGAGATGCCGCCGTGGATCATCGCGCGCGTCTCCACCGACCGCCATGTGGCGGCGGAGACGATGCGGTTCGCCGCACACTCCGCCCTGTTGGAGATTCGCGCCGTCAGCACCACCGCCGACAGCGTGAACATTTGGTGTGATGACATGTTGATTCCCGCGCTGGCGAACCGATCACCCACCCGGCCGCCGGGCTACACGGTCGGCCAGCTCACCCTGTATGAGGATTCCGGCGCGTATGCGGCCGGCCTGACCGCCGATGACACCGCGCGCCGCTACCAGGTGCGCGTCTTGAGGTTCCGCTTTACGTGGAGCCGACCATAGTCAACCGATCATTTACCAAAAGTCTTCAAGGCCATCCCATACGGGGCGGCCTTTTGCTTTAAGGAGCATATTATGTCCATGAAACTGGGTACAGAGATTCCCGGCACTAGCGCCGAGGGCAACATCACCACCATCTGGGTGCCGACGATCAAGAACATCAAGGCGCCGACCATCACCGAGCTCGAGGCCGGCACCGACATCTCGAACTACGTCATGCTCGGCGGCTGGAGCTTCGAGCCGTCACAGGACACCGTAAGCGACCAGCGCGAGAACTCGATCCAGGATTTCGGCGCTCCGGGCCGCAAGTCCGCCGGCGACATCAGCATCGAGGTCATCGACAATACGAACACGGAGCACCAGGAACAGAACGAGGCCGTCACCCTCATGCACGAGGGTGCCTCAGGCTATATCGTGCGCCGTCGCGGCATGGCCACCGACGCGCCGCTGGCCGCCGGTCAGAAGCTCACCGTCGTATCGGTGATCTGCGGTGAGAAGCAGGTCATCAACCCGGACGCGAACACCATGATCCGCAGCAAGATACCACTGTTCGCGAAGGCACCCGGCTGGGAGTCCGAGACGGCGGTGATCGCTGACCCATCAAAAGGCTGACGCCTCTGACGGTGACGGCAACGGCCCGTGATGGCGGGCAGACCGTCACCGTGAAAGAGGCCCTTGCAGCCGGCCTCCAGAGGCGCTACAAGATCACCGCCGCCAATGCGAAGCCCATGGTGGATTACGACACCGTGGTGGACAACACCACGAGCGGCGCGAACGCACGCGCCAAGGGCGAGGCGACGCTGCCGGCACCGACACCGCCTGCCGGCGGCTGACAAATCTTCCGTGCGGGGACTCTTACCTTTCTGGCCCCGCACGGACATTCTCTCTTTTTCATTATCAGAAAGGCGATCTGAAACTTTTAGAAAGGGATAATCATGGCTTTGGAAGTGAAGCGCAAGCGCGTGGACGTCGACCTCATATTGGATCAGGAGAAGGCCGAACAGGTCGCCGTATTGGGGGCCGACCTGGAGCGCGCCATGGCGCAGCATGTGACCGAGGGCGGCAACGCCGCCGCCAAACGCATCGCCGAACAGATCGACAAGCTGCGCGACGAGGTGAAGGACGACACCGTCCGCATCACCTTGGAGGCGCTGCCGCTCTCCCAGTGGCGCCAGGTGCTCGAGTCGAACACCGTCACCGAGAACGGCATACCGAAGCAGCGCATCGAGGACATCTGCGCCGACGCCGTCAGACTCATGGTCAGGAAGACCGTGCCGGAAACCCCGGTGGATGATCTGGCGAACGTCATGACCGAACTGTCCGACGGCCAGATCAGCCCCATCTGGTATGCGATCCGTGATCTGAATGCGAAGCTCATCGACCCAAAAGACGCACTCGAATCAGCCTCGCGGATAATCCGCAGACGGTAAGGGAACTGCGAATCTGCCAGAGGCTCGGCATCAGCTACAAACGCTGGCTCGGCTGGGAACCATCGTATCGGGTGGAAAGGGACGAGCATCGGCGCATCACCGGCTACACGCCGGAAACCGAATGGGATGCGACTGAACGTGAATGGATGCTCGCGCTCGACGAATACGAACACTCATTATGCCCCCAATGCGGCATGCCCATCTCGGTCTGCCACGACGAGCAGACACCCTTCCATTTCACCGCCGAGGCCGGCGTCTGCCAGATCTCGCTCATGCAGTCCCTCAAGCTCGACGAATGGAAGAAAGACCATGCGAACGAGAACGAGCTGAAGCAGTCCGCATTGACGGTGGGAATCAAACCAAGATGAATCTCAGGAGGCCGCTATGGCAGGCGGGTTGAACCGCAACATCACAGTCCGCCTGCTCGCGGACACGTCTAATTTCACGGCCGGCATGGCCAAAGTCAGTGGCGAGAGCCAGAAGGCCGCGACCACCATGGAAGCCGCCGGAGGCAAGACCAAGCTCATCACCACCGGAGTCGCCGCAGCAGGGGTGGCAGCCACCGCGTTGGGCGTAGCGGCCATCAAGATGGCGGCGGACTTCGACGCCAGCATGAGCACCGTGCAGGCCAACACCGGGGCCAGCGCCGATGAGATGGCCCAACTGCGTCAGGCCGCCATTGATGCCGGCGCGGACACCGTGTATTCGGCCACCGAATCCGCCGACGCCATCAACGAACTCGGCAAGGCCGGTCTCAGCACCTCGGATATTCTCTCCGGCGGTCTGAGCGGCGCGTTGAACCTCGCAGCGTCCGACGGCATGGCCGTGGGCGACGCCGCCGAACTCATGGCCACCACCCTCATGCAGTTCAACTTGACGGGCGCCGAATCCACTCAGGTGGCCGACGCGCTGGCGGCCGGCGCAGGCAAGGCCGTCGGTTCCGCCCATGACCTCGGCCTCGCGTTGAATCAGGCCGGAATGGTGTCGCACTCGTTCGGAATCAGCATGCAGGAGACCACCGGCACGCTCGCCGCATTCGCCAAAAGCGGCATGATCGGCTCGGATGCCGGCACCTCGCTGAAGACCATGCTCATCAGCCTCGCCAACCCGAGCACGAAGGCCGCGAACCTCATGGAGGAACTCGGCATCAACGCCTACGACGCGCAAGGCAACTTCATCGGCCTGTCCGGCTTGGCCGGCCAACTGCGGGACAAGATGAGCGGCCTGTCACAGGAGCAGCGCAACCAGGCGTTGGCCACCATCTTCGGCAGCGACGCCATCCGAGCCGCGAACGTGCTCTACGAGCAGGGCGCGGAAGGTATCGACGACTGGACAAAAAAGGTCTCCGACTCCGGGTATGCCGCAGAACAGGCCGCCGCCAAGAACAACAACCTCAAAGGGGACTTGGAAAGTCTGAGCGGCTCGTTCAAATCCCTCATGATCTCTTTGGGCGAGGGCGGTCAGGGATCATTGCGCTCCCTCGTGCAGACACTCGACACCCTTGTTGACGGTTTCGCGTCATTGCCTGCGCCCGTACAGCAGTCCATAGTGCTGATGGCGGCTCTGGTTGGAGGCAGTGTCGCAGTCCACAAAGCGATGGGGCCGCTGAACTCTAGCAGCAGCCAGCTTGCGCAAACCCTCGGATTGATTGCCGACCCAGGGCAAAGGCTCATAGGCCTCGGCTCCGGAATCGCGTCAGCGTTCCAGACATGGGGCGCAACTTTCGGCAGTGCAGAATCTCAGATAAACACGTTTGGCACCACTATCAGTCGTTCTCAAGGCGTTATGGCCGGTTTCAAAAGCATCGGCAGCGGACTGTTCGCCGCCTTGGGCGGCCCATGGGGCATCGCCTTGACGGTCGCGGGCGCGCTGCTTGTGGGGTTCGCCCAATCCGCGCAGGACGCTAAAGCCAACATCAAGGAATTCTCCAGCGCAATCGACCAGTCCGGGAACGCCGTCGAAACACTCATCAAGAAAATCGCCAGCGGCGAGGATAAAACTTGGGACTTCGGAGACAAGTTCGCCACCGGCTTAGGCTCTCTTGGAGAAGCACTCGACAAAGCCGGCATCGAATACAGCACGTTCGCAAAGGCCGTCAACGGGTCCAAGGAAGCGCAAAAACTGTTCGACAAACAGTTGAAAAACGCCGAAAACAACATGTCCGTCATGCAGACAGACAGTATCCGAGACAGTTACAACAAGCTCTCCGACCAGGTCAGCAAAACCAATGAGGAAGTCGCCAAGGCGGGAGCCAGCGGAGACACGGCCGCCGAAGGCACCAACAACTACGCCGACAGCACCGACAATGCCACCACAGGCACCAAAGACCTCTCCGACGCCATTGACGATCTGGTGAAAGGCTTCCTCAACCTGCCGGGAGTGCAGTTGTCCGCGGATCAGGCCGTCACCCAATTCAATCAGGGCATACTCGACCTTAACGAGAACATCGCGAAGAACGGCCGAGTGCTCGATGACAACGGCAACGCTTTGGCGGGCTATGAGTCTCAGGCGTATGACAGCCAGTCCGCTCTGCAGGGCCTTGCGTCCACCGCGCAGAGCACGGCGCAGAAGATCATCGAGGAGGGTCAGGCCCACGGCGATGCCGCTGCTGCTACCCAGCAGGCGGGCGATATCCTCGAACGGGCACGTCAGGCGTACATCGACAACGCGACCGCGGCTGGCATGAGCGCCGACGCGGCCGGCGACCAGGCCGACCGATACGGGTTGGCCCGCAGTGAGGCCGACAACCTGCGTCATAGCATCGAGAATATGAACAGCACGGCCGCCAACCCTGTTGACGTAAAGATTACGATCACGGACGAGGCCAGCGACGTACTGGACAAGGTGAAGGTGAAAGCCGAGAAAATCGATGACAAGACCGTGCGTTTGACCGGTGACGACAAAGACCTCATGGACAAGATCGCCGAAGCCACAGGCGCTCAGATCGACCCCAAAACCGGCTATCTGGACTTGGACAAGAGCCAGTTCGATATAGCGATGGCTTTGGCGGCCGGAGCCACCATCGATGACAAGACCGGTATCCTCAAGGGCAACAATGATCCACTGTTCAACAAGATGGCCGAGGCCAACGGCTGGCAGATTGACCCCAAGACCGGTCATATCTACGGCGAGAACGGTCAGGCGTTGCAAGCGATCCGAGACGTGAACAACACTCCCGTTGAGGATAAGACGATGACCATAACCACGAACATCGTCCGCAACTACATCGACACCTACATGAAAAAGGACGTGCCGGATAACAGCGTGGGCGTTCGCCCGCCCTCCAAGACCGGTGGCCTGTTCAACGGTTATGGGGTTTCGATGCGCGGCTACGCCACTGGCGGCCGTGTCGTCGAGGGCCTCCTGCCCGGCAAGGCCACCACTATAGGCGGCGACAACATCACCCTGCTGAACGCGCGCGTCAAGAGCGGCGAATTCGTGTCCAACGTGAAAAGCGTCGACTACTACGGCGCCGACCTGTACGCGGCGATGAACCGCAGACAGGTTCCGCGTGAGAGGTTCTACAAGCCGAACCCGATGGTGCTGAGCCAGCCGGTCACGAACAACCAGACCGTCAACCAGACCATCGCACCGGTGTTCGAGCAGAAAATCGTGCGCCAGGCCGATGACCTGTATGTGGCCGGGTCGATACTGCACCGCGACGCGGTGAAAACCGTCGGAAGGCTGAGCCGAATATGAATCTGTGGACTATGTACCCGCACTTCGGGGAACTCTACGCGGGCGGCACGCTGATATGCCGTTTCAACCCCGACGACTCCCGTTCCCGTGGCCTTTACGTCACCTCGAACGGGGTCGAGGGTTGGGACACGATGCCGGACGCGAAGGTGGAGCTGACGGAACGAGGCCAAGGGGACGGCGCGCACGACGTGCCCGAATCCGACCTCATCTATTCGGCTCGCACCGTCACCGTGCACTACGAGGCCATCGGACTGTCGCGCGGCGAACTGCTCTCCATCATGCGCAAGATCAACCGGCTTGCCCACCGAAACGCCCGACTCCGATTCAGCGACGGAGGGGAGGACACCTACGTGGACGGCTATCTGGCACAGATGGGCCGCAGCTCCACATGGCACCCCACGCTGGAAAACGACCTGACACTGCATTTCGTATGCCCGCGCCCCGAACGCCTCAGCTGGACTCCTCACCGCTGCCAGTTGAAGCCCACGTCAGACGGTCGCGGAGGCCTGTTCTACGGCGATGCCAGGGCGGGGCTTGTATACCCGTTGACCTACGGCAGGCAGGCGACGGACTCCCGCAACGTCGGCACGCTGCTCAACAACGGCAGTTCGCGCGCCTACCCCGTGTTCACCGTCTACGGGGGTTTCGACAGCGGTGTCATCCTGCAATTCTCCGGCGGCTCCTCGATACGGTGGACGGGTTCTGTTGGCGGAACGCCTCTGGTGTTGGACTGCCGGCTTGGCACCGCGACGATGGGAGGCCGTGATGTGAGCCGTTATCTCACGTCGCGCGGCTTCCCGACCGTGCAGCCGGGCGGGAGCCTGTCGGTGTCGTTGCATTCGGCCGGCACCGGCTACGTGGACTGCCTCGTCCGCGACACGTGGATGTGACTTCCCCATCTTTCCCCCATTCGTTTTTCCCCTATTCGTATTTTTTTGGAGGTCTGATCATGGCTACCACCGCATTGGGCATCGCACCGGATTCAAGAGGCGCGGGCGTCACACCATTGACCCACAGGCAGATAATCCGCGCCCACTGGGCCAACACCGGCATCGTGAGCGGGTTGGACGTTTCGGGTCGAGGCGACCTGACCTACAGCGTCGGGGCCGGCATGGCCGTATGCTCCCGCGGCGACGCGGACGGATACACGGAAGCGTACTGGGCCGGAGGCCAGACCCCCGCCGTGAGCGCCACCGGAAGCCAGCCGCGCATCGACTGCATCTGGATCAGGGCCAACGACCCCACCCAGGGCGATGCCGACAACCATGTGGTCATCGGCGTCACGCAGGGCAACGCCTCCCCCACTCCGTCCGTGCCGGGCGTGCCGGCAGGCGCTACCCGCATAGGCATCCGTCTCATGCCCGCTTCCGCCACTTCCACGTCGGGCAGCACCATGTACCAGTCGGCCACCTACGCGGTTCCCTCCGGCGCTTCGCTCGGCAGGCTCGCCATCGCCCGTTCGACCGCCGACTATCCGATTCCCGAGGACAGGGATCCGGCGGGCAAGATGGTCTACCACCAGTTGCTGCGCATCGACTTCGCGGTGCCGACGAAACGTCTGGTCACCGTCGAATGGAAGGCGTCGGCCACGGTGCCCTCCGGCAGCGGCGACGACGCGAACAAGCCCATGGGCAGCTATTTCATGCAGATTCGCCTGGACGCGAAGGTCATCAACGACACGCCCACCACGAACCCGACCGTGGTCGGCCCCTGCGACGAGATTATGGCGACCCGCTACAGCGCCCCGTACACGGTTTCCTATGACGCCGAGGTCAATGCCGGAGCCCATCAGGTCGCCGTCTGGGTGGCCGGCAACGCCGATGGGCTGACCTATCCGGTCACCATCCACGGCATCCACCAGCTGCGCGTCAGCGATTCCGGGGTGGCGGACTAGTGAGCTGGCGAGCCTACATCGCGGACACCATCACCGGCCAGCTCATCGCCCCCATCGACATCCCATCGTTCGCGTGGAGCATATCGGTGTCCGATTCCACGCTTTCCACCACCAAGGACAAAGGCACCGGCGAATACGACGCCAGCGGCCTGACGCTGCCGTGGACGAGCGTGCCCGGCAGCACGCCGGCCGAACGGGTGGCCATGCTCGCGCAGGACAAGCGCTCCATCGTCCTGTTCTGGAAAACCAGCCTCGACCCGCAGAACCTCGGCACGCCCATCCTCATGGGCTCGATCAGCCCCCGCACCGACTCGTGGCAGGACACCAGCTTCACGCTCAACAGCGTGATGGAGCTGCTGGACTCGCGCATCCTTGTACGGGAAAACACGTATGGCAGGGCGGCGAACAGCACGACCAGCGACGAGTTCGCTCTGCACGGCTCGTGGCGGGGCATCGCCGCGCAGGTCGGCTACATGTGCACCGACATGAAACCGGGAGGCCGACTGCCCATCGACTGGAACAACCGCGGCGAATCGGGAAACCATTCCATGGATTTCAAGGGCTTCGACGCGGGCAACCAGTCGTGCCGCCAGATACTCGAATCCATCGCGAACACCGAGAACGGCATCGACATGCAGTTCCGCCCGTATCTCGCGGGCAACACCGTGCGATTCTCTTTCCAGGCCGCGTCCGACGGCGACGTGCATCTGGGCCAGTCCACCGTGCACCGGCTCTACTGCCGTCGATACGGCGGCGATCTGGAGAACGTGACCATCGACCACATCGGCCCCGTGATGCGCGTCTATGCCGCAGGTGCCGGCAGCGACAAGGCTCAACTGGGCTATCTGGCCGAGGATCTGAGCCTGTGTCTGCAATCCGACCCATGGCCGTTGAGGGAGATGACCCTCTCCAACACGGACACGGACAAGGCCGAGCAGCTGGCCGCCTCAGCACGCGGGAACCTGAACGCGAACCGGCTGCCACTCATGCAGATCAAGGGCGAAGTCAACGTGAACGACCATGATTCGACCGGACTGCCCGTCAACCCTTTGGGCTCGTTCTGGCCCGGCGAACGCATGGAGATCGCGCTCGACGGCTTCCCCGGCATGAACGACGGCATCTACCAGACCCGCCTCATGCAAATGAGCGGAGACGAAACCGCACAAGTCAAGCTCACGTTCGACGTGATGACCGACCCCATCAGATAAGGAGCCGCACATGGCAGTGCATACCGAAATCGTGCCGTCCGGGGACCCCGCGCTCGGCATCGGACTGGAAGCGTTGAGGCTCGCCCGAATGCGCATGACCTCCAACGCTGGCAGCAGCTACTGGCCGATGGGCGACGGCACTGGAATACTGGCCGGCCAGCAGGCCGGTGACCAAGGGCTCGTGCTGGTGGACCAGCACGGCAACAGGATGCCGCTCATCGACACCACGGAAATCTCGCAGAAGGCCGACGACGCCATGTCCAAGGCCAACGCGGCCGTCGACGGTATGCAGTCGGTGCGCGACGAGGCCGTCAAAGGCGTGAAGGAGGCCAAGGACGCGGCAAGCACCGCGCAATCCACGGCCGCCTCCGCCGCGTCGAAGGCCGACAAACTCGCCACGGAATTGGATGGCACGAAGGCGATCGTCGAACGGCACACGACCAAGTTGGGCGAGGTGGAGACCAAGGTATCCAACAGTGTCGAGCACGCGGACCAGGCGCTCTCCGCGTCAACGCAGGCCGTGCAGACCGCGAACTCGGTCAAGACCACCGCCGACCGGGCATACAATGACGCGCAGTCGGCGCTCACCCAGTCCTCCACGGCCGTGCAGACCGCCGGCGAGGTCAAAACCACCCTCGAAACCAACTATTTGTCGAAGAAGGACTCCGACGCCGCATACGCGAGCAAGTCGGAGCTGAAGCAGACCTCGGACGGGATCACCAGCACGGTCGAGAAGACCTATGCGACCAAGAGCGCGTTGGAAGCCCTGCGGAACATCGCGGACAACGCGGTGGAGACGTGGACCGGATCGCAGAAGCCCACCGCGTCGAACGCGCCCGCCTCGACGTGGGCCACCGACCAGCTGAGGAAGCAGCATGCGGGCGACGTCTACTACGACACGTCAACCGGCTACTCCTACCGTTGGGGCAGCACGGACGGGAAATCCTACACGTGGAGCCTCATCAAGGACAGCGACATCACGAAGGCCATCGCCGACGCGGCCAAGGCCCAAAGCACCGCGAACGGCGCGCAGCAGGGCGTGGACAGGCTCGACGCGGACATCCCCGTCACCTACAGCACGAAATCGGAGCTGAGGCAGACCAGCGAGAGCCTGACTGCGAAGGTCACTGAAGCGCAGCGCGTCGGTCAGAACGCCTTGGACAAGGCCACTACTGTCGAACAGACCGCCAATGGTCTTAAGACAACGGTTCAGGAGCAGGCACAAACGCTCAAGGGGCATACGACCACCATCGGCCAGTTGACGCAGAAGGCCGACTCATTGACCTCGTCACTCACGCAGACGAATCAGAGGATCGACTCGATATCGGTGGGAGCACGCAACCTGCTCGCCAAACGTGACATGGTGACCGGATGGCTGGCTCCTAAAAACGGTGACCTGATAGACAGTGGCGGCCACGCCTCCGGGGAGAACATTGGCAATGTGACGAGCGGATGGATTCCTGTCACCGCTGGCAAGATGATGTGTCTCACGCTCTACGACACTTTCAACAACACCGCCAACACCGGCAGATATTGGTTCTACAAAGCCGACAAGAAAGCCATCAAGGGTGTCGAATGGAATCCGTGTACGCCGGGCACCGTGATATTCACAGTGCCGGCCGGGGCTGCATGGATACGTGTGACTGCCATCAACGCCTCCAATGCCACGTCCCCGCGATACAAGCTCGAAACTGGTTCCATTCCCACCGACTGGACCCCGGCCCCTGAGGACACGGCGCAGAGCATCACTGAAGCCGTCACCCGTACGAGCAAACTGGAACAGACTCTCGATGGGTTCAAAACCACGGTCAGCCAGACGTACGAGACCAAGTCCGACAGTTTGGCGAAGAAAACTGCACTCGAACAATCCCTGAACGGGTTCAAATCCACGGTCTCCAGTACGTATTTGTCGAAGACGGATGCATCGAAGACATACGGCACGAAGAGCGAACTCACGCAGACCAATGAGAGCCTGACCGCGAAAATCAACTCCACGGCCACCACGGCGAACAACGCCTTGAGCAAGGCCGCGAGCGTGGAGGCCACCGCGAACGGTTTGAAGACCACCGTCTCGGAGCAGGCCACCACGCTCAAGGGGCACACGAGCACGATCGGCCAACTCACGCAGAAGGCCGACTCATTGACCTCGTCGCTCACGCAGACGAACCGGAACGTGAATATTGCATTGGCGAACAGTGCGGAGCTGATACGCAACCCGGAATGCAATAGCACGCTCGGCAATCCAGATGGCTGGGGTGGCGGCATGACCCTATCCGCATCGGGAGCACCGGAGGGCGCTCCGGTACCGACGTACGGCAAGTTCTCCGCACGCGACACGACCACCAGTTTCCGTGTACTCAGACGCGGGCGAACCTACCGGTTCAGTGCATGGATGGCGCACGATTCCACTGCGAAGAAACCTGCAGCCCTCGGCTGCTTCTACCATGAATCTAACGGTAACGGCCGCTGGGATGCGGCGTTCAGAGTGCCGACCTCCCAGTCCGGATGGAAACAATGGTCCGGGGACCTCACGATTCCCAAAGACGCACGGGAGGACGCGATCGTATGGCTTCAGATTGGTGGCGCGTTAAACACCGCGGAGGTGACCGGCTGGTATTGCACCCTGCTGAGCATACGCGACGTCACCGAAGCCAAGAACGCGCAGGACACGGCGGATACGGCCATCAGCCGCGCCAGTACGCTGGAACAATCCCTGAACGGGTTCAAAACCACGGTCAGCCAGAACTACGAGACCAAGTCCGACAGTCTGGCGAAGCAGTCCGCGCTGGAACAGTCCCTGAACTCGTTCAAATCCACGGTCTCCAGCACGTACAGCACGAAGAACGAGCTGGATGGGCTGAGCGCGATGGCGTCGAAGACCTGGCGCTTCTGGAAGGACGCGAGCACGAGCCCGCGCAGGGACTGGGTGCGGTTGGGCACGCTCACCTCGAACGGTGACTCGTCGAGCGTGCAGATCGACGTGCTCACCGGCAACGGGTGGAACGGCGCGCCCTACCAGAACTCGCGCCTGTCGATCATGGTCAAGGACTCATGGCAGTCGTCGCCATCCACCAGCCGGGCGTTCGGCGTATCGGTGTTGCGGGAGAACTGCCAGAACGCGCAGGTCAGGGTCATGGCCCTCGCCGCCGACGAGTGCGAGATATGGTGTTACCTGCCGTGGCAGCATGGTTCCGGCCAGTACACGATCAGCGGCTCCTACAAGGCATGGTCGAACAACACGGCCAGCCAGTCCGATGCGCCCACATCTGGCACCAGTCAGGATGTAGCCTACCGGCTCAACGCGGAACAGCTCCGAAGCGACGTCGAGTCCACGTACGCGACCAAGAGCAGCGTGGAGCAGACCGCGACGAGCATTAAAAGCTCGGTGTCGGAGACGTACGCGACGAAGACCACGGTGCAGAACCTGTCGACCACGCTCACGCAAACCAAGGAAAGCCTGACCGTCAGCATCAAGCAGGCGCAGACCAGTGCGGACACGGCGAACGGGAACGCCGCCAACGCCCAATCCCGCGTCGGCTCATTGGAGTCATGCATCAGGATGACCTCGGATGGCGTGAGGGTCGGCCACATCGTCAACGGCGGCTTCCAAGGCTATTCGGCGCTTGTGAGCCCACATGGCAGTTTCGACGTGCTCGACGAGTCCGGCAGGACCGCTGCGACTTTTCAGGCCAGCGTCATCGAACTGCTCAACGGATTGGTCAGGCTGCGGAACGCGAACAACACCGGCGAGCTGCTCATCAAGGCTCCGGATGGCACATACGGCTACCTCTCTTACAACAGCGACGGGATGTTCTTGAAATCGCCGGACGGCACCATCAGGCTGGAACCGAAACCAGGCTGTAACGTTTACACGCGAAGCAAGGCCATCCAACCGTCGCAGGCCGGACTGTGCAATAAAGCGACCGACGCGAACGGCATCATCAGCGTCGACAACCTGTCACCGCCTGACGGCAATGCCAACAATGGGATCCTGTCCGTCACGGTCACGCCGATCAACATCGGCCAGGATCCGACCCTGCTCGCTTTCACGCCCGTCATCTGGGCCAAAGGCGTGAACGGGTTCCAGGTCCGGCTGAAAACCAACAACAACACGTGGGTCAGCGGAGCGCAGCCATACGCCTTCTGCTGGCACGTCGTGTGGGCCTAATAATAAAAGGAAGGAGGAAGCAATGGCTTCCAAGAATGCAGACAATAATGATACCGTGGCCGTCAATGATGGCATCCTCGACTTGAGGCCGCCAAAGGGCGGGCTCGTCTACCAGCTGCTGCGCCTTGGATTGACGTTCGACCACAAGGATGACAGCGGGGAGACATGGTGCGATTATTCGCGTGGCGTGACCGCCACCTTCACGAACCGTCAGGCCGCCGAAACGGTCATCGCGGATATGGACACCAAGGACGCGGAGACCATCACCGCCAGCCAGCTCGCCACCGTCACCGAGATCAAGACATGGCGCAGTGACGGGACGGCGGACTGATGTTCCCGCCAGACCTTTTCTCCACGGAGTTTTGGACGGCCGTCATCGTGGCCCTTCTCGGCGGCGGGGGAGTGGGCGCCATCATCGGCGAGATCTCGTCCCGTCGCAAGGACACGGCGCAGATCGCCGCCCAGGCATGCGACATCCTCACCGACAGTGTGATCAAGCCATTGCGCGAGCAGGTGGACTCGCAGGAGAGCCAGATCAGACACTTGGAAAAGCAGCAGGAGAAATATTTCGCCCTGGCCGCCTACACGAGATCCTTGTTCCACTGGCTCCAGCAATTCTGCGAGATCGTCGAGCCCGACTTCTTCGCACGTCATCCTAAACCCGCTTTGCCTGACGAGCTGCGCCCGGACGTGGCTCCCGAAACGCTTATCACCACCGAAACACCTAAGGAGCAATCATGACCTCTATCGTCATCAGGAAGCCGAACAGTCAGGGCGGGCTCGCCCCGGTGACGGGCAGGATGCGTTTCACGCCGATGCGCCACTTCGACGCGGCGAAGAACCTGGTCATCGCGGGGCGGCACGTCCGTCAAGCTCGAAACAGGCACCTACCAGCGTGTTCGTGAACTCAGGCAAGACCGTGGATATCGACCTGACCCCGCGCATCTACCGGCTCGACTGACACCGACTCCGAATTTCCCCTATAAACCATTTTCCCGAAACCCCGTATGCCTTTCCGGCTGCGGGGTTTCTCATATCCATCGAAAGGCAGGTAATCAATGTGAGCACATTCGACACATGGCTGGCCCGGAACAACGGCGCTTGGCGTGACCTCGACGGCGCTTACGGCGCGCAGTGCTGGGACTTGTTCGCGGCCTACTGCGTCGAGGTGCTGGGCGCGCCCCTGAGCCAGACGCATACCGCTGCAAGCGGCCTCTACAAGGGTTTCGCGGGCTCTCTCTACGTGAGCTTCCCGACCTCCGCGTGGCAGGGTCAGGCGTTCGAGCGCGTCCCCGCAGGCAGCGCCGCGAAGAAGGGCGACGTGGCCATCTGGGGCAAGGAGCCGGCGCACCCCGACACTCACGTGGCAATCGTCACCCAAGACGCTCCCGCAGGAGCCCGCATCACCGTCATCGCCCAAAACGTGGGCCCCACGCAGGACGCGCGAATCATGTCGGAGACCCCCGCATCGCTCGGCTACCTGCGTCCGAAAAACCAGCAGCCGATAACCGGCGAAACCAACACAACCAATGAGGAGGACCAAATGAAATGCATCCTGCAGCTTAACGACGAGGGCGGTCTGAACTACTTTGACGGCCAGAAGCTCCACCCCTTGAGCGATCCCGATCAGGTCACCGTCCTGAACATCATCGCCAAGCAGACGCTCGGCCACGACCTCCCGTGCTTCAAACTCGGCAGCAATGCCGCACCGTGGGGCACGCGCCTGCGTGAGGCAATCCGCTAAGCCATCCAAATCATCAAAAGGAACATCATCATGACCGAGGAAAACAAGACCCCGCAGGCCGCGACCGAGGAGCAGCTGCTCTCCGCCCCCGCCGCGGACGGGCAGACCATCACACTCACCCCCATCAGCCTCGAGGAGGCATTCAAGGTATTCGACGGCAAGGAGGACAACAATGGGTGACGACAAGACCATCACCAGTGACAGCGCCGCCACCGGCACCATCACCGGCGAAACGACGGACACCGACACCTACACGCCCGTGTTCGACGCGACCGTGCGCACCATCATCTACGTCGTGACACTCATCGCCGGTATCGTAGGACTCGGCGTCAGCGCGTTCGGCGACCCGCAGGTCGGAGCGTTCATCAGCAGCGCCGCAGGCATCATCGCCGCCGCATTCGGAGTCACCTACTCCCCCATGCGACTCGGCACCAAATAAGACGGCAGATTCTTACCGTCCCGAAGTCCCAGCGGAACGATCAGCACCCTGATTCAAAATTCGGCCCCGCACGGCATCGCAGACAGCTCGCACAGAGCTTGACTGCTGCCGGACGGGGCCGATTTCGCGTTGTGGCAGAGGGCTTCGCGGGCTCGATTTCTGCCCACATTTTGCCCACATTTTCCGTAAAAACAGGTTAAAAACCGTTAAAACTGGTTAAACGAAAAAAAGCCGCTCAGCCCTACTCCCGCAAGGCAAAGCGGCCATTTTCCAACCCGTTC